AGTTAGCGGATCTGGCTCTGCCCTGGCTTTTTTAAGAGGCTTGATCCCGTCGAATGGGTTCGCCTCTAAGTAACCGTGATCTGCGGCAAACTGAAACATTCCGGCAATCGTTGTCATGTAATAATTTACGGTGACAACACTTCGTCCCTTTGCCGGGACCTTCCCCTTCATTGGCATCTGGTGACGGGTCAGTAAATCTTTCCTGATATACAGTAATTCCTCTTTAGTCACCGCCGACACCAGCCGATTACCCCCGATCCTTGGCACCATATTCCTTGCGACTGACTCATAACGGTTGAGTGCGTTCGCGCAGATTTCCATTCTCTTCAGATCCAGCCACTTTTCGGCAAGCTCTGACACTGTAATTTCTTTCTTACCCACCCCAAAAGTCTTGAGGTTAGGGGAGTCCGGAAACTGTGCCGCGTACTCAAATGTGCCTGTTCTGATGGCAAAGCATACCGATGTCCGCAGTTCCCCGGCGATCTTCCTGTTCTTAGCGGTGTCAGGGACACCGAGGCTCTCCCTGACACGCTTACCTTTGAAATTAAACCAGATGCGCAATGTGCCACCGTGGTTTTCGACGCCTGTTGGATATATAACTTTATCCATTGATTCCTCCAGACGCCCAAGAGCGATATGAGATTACCTTTTTCATGGCCTCAGATCACCCAGGCTGTTTGTTTTTCATTGAGGCCACCCACGCATCGACCGCTTTACGGTTATACATGCACTCGCTGGAAGGTTTCGGATTTCCGTCAGGTGAAACATGCACATATTCCCGCCCAACCAGCCAGCATTCTTTTCTGGCCCGGAGGATGGTTCCGGGCTTGAGCCCGGTAACCGCAATCAGAACCTTTTCGCTAACCCAGTCATTCGGTACCAGAAGAACAACGTCGCTCATAATCACCTCAGTGCATAACTGGCATGTCAGGCATGCCTTCTTTCTGAATCTGTTCGATGAAACTGTCGTGCAGCAAATTAAAACCCTCCCGGCCAAATTGTGACAGCTGAAGCCCCTGCACTTCGTCTTCCGCTAACATGCCCTTGTACATGCGCAGAGCCATCTGCTGACCAAGCTCCTGGCCGTATTTCTCAATGGCAATACCTTCCACATGATTAGCAAGTGCGAATCGCTCTGGCGCAGGATAAATACTGATTGAACCGTGCTGGCCGGAGTAGATAACTGCTTTGTCGAAACCTCCTGAATCGTTGGCCACCTCACTGGTCCCGTTCTTTTCCTGCTCTTCCGTAATAAAGACGGCAACCAGCATCCAGCGCCAAAGAATGATTTCTTTCTCGATGCCCGGGTTAAACCAGCCGCTTTCAATCCCTTCCATAATGCAAGCCAACAGTTCAAGTCCATCCGGAATTCGTTTGTCATAATTACCGTTGTCGAGCTGGCGAACCGCAACTGAATAACCAATAACTCGGTTACCAAAACGGATGCCGGATGATGTAGGCTCTGGGGTAAAGCTTGAATCAACCATTAATGCACTCCTTCTGGTTTGATGGCTTGCAATGCATCTACTTCTTTGACGTAACGCTCGTGCATCGCGTCCCATTTTTCACACCACTTTTCCATTTCTCGCTTGCGCGCCAGGATACGACGCAGACGGCGAACACAACGCTGGTGGGCGGCCAGATACTCAGCCTTTGTTTCCCCGTCTCGCCATACCTCCATATCATCGCGATCAATACGCACTCGCGGGTGATGCTGCGGAAAACCTGAACGCTCAAAAGCCTCGGTGGTCATGAAGAAAGCCAGATAGCGGATCGCCGTATCTCGCGTGAAGCATTTTTTGATACGACCGTGACGTACTGCTACGAACAGTGGGCCAACTGGCGTATCGTGTTTCTGTAATGCCAGGTCAATCATGCTTACGGTGCGTTTATCTTTCATTTCCGGTCCTTAACTTTGCTGTATCGTTCGTGACTCATTACTTCCCAGTTCTTGCCGCCATCGCGGGAGAGTAGCCGCCAGCGATGGTTAACTTTGAGGCTCAAATTCCCGGAGCCGTGCATTCGGCAGGGGTGAATGCGCCTTGCCCTGAACTGGCTTAAAACGTGTACCGCTTTGAGGTGAACCCACTCAGGAATTCGTATCGCTGTAAGTGCCATCAGATCCCCCCATTTCATGACCCTCCGTTTTCGGAGCCTCCACTTTTTGTTTTTTGACGAACTCGACCAGCTCAGAAATGAGCTCGTCGATTAACTCCTTCCCGCTATCCGTAAGGAATTCACCGCTGCCATTAACATCAACAGCGCCGCTGTAAATTCCCCTGATGGCTTTTACACCATCGACATTTCCGCACTCACTGATCGCGAGTCTTTCGAATTTTCGTAATAATCCATCAAGAAGAATCTCTGTTAACTCGACCGTGTTAATACCGCCTTTTTTGAGCTTAATAACAAGGCAGTTACTGCCTGTTTTACGCTGGTGGCGTAATAACGCTGCCTTTAAAATTCTGCGTCGGTAGGTGTTAATTAAGTTATTCATGCTTCCCGCCTTTTCTTCCAGCTTCATCATTCGCCAGAACAATTTGTTCTTCTTTATCCGTCCAGTCGTAAACCGAACCAGCAATATCGTAAGCAAGCCCTAAAAGGGCGTTTAGTTGATGACAGTCAAAATCATTGTGGTGGGCATGTATTGTCTGCATGAGAAAATTAAGTTGCTCGGCCTGAATTTTTACGTTCAGAATATTTTGACGTTCCTGAATCATTCTTATCTCCCATATGCTTTTTTAAGATAAAGACGAGCGATTACCTCGTAACCGCAGGCCGCATAAAGGCATGCTGTTCTGTATGCTGTTTTATCAATGATGAAAGTCATACGAAGCGCCTCATTATCATTGAGGCAATAACCCGGACATGCACCTGCATATCGCTCTGCTCGTCGGCATCAAGCGTAAAAGTCTCGTAATGATGATTGTCAGAAATTATCACCAGAGCACCGTCTGGCATTGGCTCAACACGCTTAACGAATACGCATGGTCGTCCGAAAACATCACGGGTAAAAACATAAATGCCTGGCTCCGATACCTTTCCGCCACAGTCAGCGAAAGCGATCAGTTCGCATGGCTGGATGGTTGGCTGCATGGAATCCCCACCCATCTGACATGTCATAATTTTCCCAGGCGTGTACTTACCTTTCTCATCAACAAATAATTCGAGAGGATAAGCGACTGGCTTATTTATTGGATTAAGTAAATTATTCATTTTCACTTCCTCGGGGTGAGTCTGTCCTCACCCGTAAAGGTGTTAATTAAATTCAGGTTTATTAATTAATATCTTAATTGATTGGCGGAAAACATCCGCTTAATGTCAGGATGATCATCGATTATATTTTTAGCGTCATCACATGCTTCATCATAGGACTTGAAGAAATCAACTAACACGAAACAATTATCAATGCGCTCGTAAACCGCAAACTCTACCCCATCTACACAGGTTGTTCTGAACTGGTAATTAAAACCTTCATCATGAGGCTGGGCTGAAAAACGATGAGACCAGTGAGTATTACTACCTCTGAGCTTATCGTGGATATTAAATTTTTTGCTGCCTGTATTTTGATGCGAAGATTTCTTCATCTCATTGGCTCCGTTGTTTGCCGATGAATGAAATATACCTATAGGTAACACCGCAAATCAATACCCGTGGGTAATAAAAAACGATTTATTTTCTAATTATATGATTGTTATAGATTTTTATTTCTTTATCAGCTTGGCTTGTGATTGCAGGGACAAAAAAACCCGGATGAACCGGGTTTGAGGTGTAGGATCATAGGCTTCTAAACGAGGCGCATTTTCGTTTCTATAGCAACCCCTATAATGCGGCAATTACCATTTATAGGCACCACGGGCCACTGTGGGTTCAAACCTTTCAGATAGGATTTTCCACCGTCGAGCACAAGTTTTTTAAAGGTTGCCTCATTGGAGTCGTTAAGCTTAGCTATAACCAGACTCCCGTTGATAGGTTCCCTGCCTGTGTCAAAAAGAACATACGTACCTTCGGGTATGCTAAGGCCTGTGGGTGAAGTCATCGAGTCGCCCTCAATCTTCAGCCAAAATGCATCACCTTGTACATGAGCATCAGATTCAAGCCACATGTCTATGTCTTTTAAGCTATAGGCTTCTACAGCTTCACACCATGCACCGGCCTGAACATTACTTATAACAGGATAAGATCTGCTCGGTTTGTATGGACCTACGTAGCTAACATTTGCATTCTCTAGGCCTATTTCATCCATCCATCCCCTTGGCAAATTAAAAGCCTTCTCAATAACTTCTATCATCCCGTCAGCGATTCGTTTTTTGCCTGCCTTACCTTCTGGCCACAGCATTCGCGATACGTAGGAAGGCTCTCGCTCCAGTTTCCTGGCGAGTTCTGATGCGTTGCCATTGCAGTATTCATCCCGCAACTGGATGAGCCTTAAGCGGCGTTTCTCGTATTTGTCCATAGCTTTCATTCTAGCAGTTGTTACCTGTTGGTAAATTACCTGTGGGTATTGATTATTGTATTACCTGTGGGTAATATCAATCCTGTTGATTTATCCAGAGGCATCATATGGAAACGTTAAAGAGATACATGGCTAGCCTTTCACCAAGACAGAAAAGGGCTTTCGCGGAAAGTTGCGGGACAACAATCAACTATTTGCGCAAGGTTATGAGCACCGGCTCAGTGATTGGTCCTGAAATTTGCGTACAAATTGAGATCCAAAGCGGAGGAGCTGTAAGCCGTCAGTCACTCAACCCTGAAAACTGGCAACGCATCTGGCCAGAACTAAAGGGTACAGAGTCCACCCCTGAGAATAATGAGGTGTGACATGTCACGGCATGCTGGAGGAATCATGAATCACTCTGACTTCGTACGTAAATATTCATTCGATAACCCACTTCAGCGGTTGGTCATGCTTCGCATTTTGATGGGCGGCTCTATGGATGGAGAAGGGGAGCGAGTAATCGATCATCAGGTACTTTACGAATTCTGTTGCTGCTCAAAGCAGGCAATGTTTAAGGAGATCAAGGCCCTTGAACGAGCAGGTTTCCTGAAAGTGAGAAAAATTGGTGCTCTCGATAACGGGCTTGCAGTTCGTCTTGAGCCAGCTCGCGGCTACACAATCACGCCAGTTCAGGAGTTTGTATGAGTAGCAAAATTCTCGGTAACGTCTGGGACGCATGCGCCGCGCATGACGTTAAGGGCGCTAAGTTGGTGATTATGGCACGCCTGGCTGACTACTCGAATGATGATGGTGTCTGCTATCCGAGTGTTGAAACTATTTGCCGCCAACTGGGGCTCGGGGAAAGCACGGTCAGGACCGCCATTGCAGAACTGGAGTCTTCCGGTTGGCTGCGTCGTGAATCACGTCGTAAAGGTAATCGCAACACGTCCAATCTTTATCATTTGAATGCCGATCGTCTCGAGGCTCTGGCACGCATTGAGAAGGACAAAGTGGCAGCGCTGAAAAAGCAGCGCAGGACTAACGGTTTTAACCCGTCAGATTCTGACCCTTCAAAATCTGAACCGTCAGATTCTGGATGTTCAAACGGTTTTCAACCGTCAGATTCTGACAAAAATGGCGTTTTCACCCGTCAGAATCTGACCCCAGATCCACAAGTAAATTCAAAACATGATCCACAAGTAAATTCAAAACAAGAATCACAAGATATTGGCGCACGTGGGAAAGCCCCTTCTGAAAATCGCTCTTCCAAAGAGAACTATTCCAACGAGTTCGAGCAGGCATGGCAGGCATACCCAAAACGTGCTGGTGGTAATTCCAAGGCCGCTGCCTGGAAAGCCTGGAAAGCTCGAATCAAAGACGGTGTTACCACTGAGGCTATGCTGGCTGGCGTAAACCGCTATGCCGTTTATGTTCGCGCTACAGGTAGCGTTGGAACGCAGTACGTGAAACAGGCGGCGACGTTCTTTGGCCCGGATCGGCATTTTGAAGAGGCGTGGCAGGCGCCAGCTGGGGCGGTAAGCGGTCGGCCAGGTGGGCTGCCGGTTTCAGGATTCAGTGAACAAGACTATGGCCAATCAGACTGCAATTGGTAAGCAGGAGAAATCACAATGCTGAGTATTAAACAACGCGAAGAAAGGGAAGCTCTGGTGGCGAAGCGCGAAGGGCTTCGTGAAGAACTGACGTTCGCTGTAGAGCATAAAAAACCATGGCAGTGGGGAGGTTGGGAATCTGGCGAGGTACACGCTGCCACCTGTGAAATGCATGGTGACTATCAACGTATTTCCCTCACTGGAAAAGCCTATCGTGGCGTTGAAAACGTCAAGCATTCCCAGTGCCCGGAGTGTGTGAAAGCGGAGCTTATGGACATCGAATCCAGCCTGCGCGCATTACGTGTGGCCGACTTGATGGACAATGCGGGGATCGCACGACGTTTCGAAACTTGTGAGTTCGATAACTACCAGGCAATCAATCCGGATGCCGCCAAAAATCTCGCGGCGTGTCAGCGTTATACAGCCAGTTGGCCTGATCGCCTGAACGCTGGAACCGGGCTCGTCATGACAGGAAATTGTGGTACCGGGAAAAACCACTTGGCAGTGTCAATGGCGAAAAGCATCATCCGCGATCACCTCGCTAAAGTAGGAATCACCGATGTTATGCGTCTCACCCGGGCCGTGAAAAGCACGTGGCGCCACAATGCTGAAATTACCGAGGAAGATGTGATTGAGCGTTTCGCTTCACTGGACCTGCTGATTATCGACGAGGTGGGCGTGCAGTTCGGTAGCCCGACGGAAATGACCATCTTGCAGGAAATTATCAATGCCCGGTACGAAAGCATTCTGCCGACAATTCTGATCAGCAATCTCACATTCGACCAGCTGAAAGAGACGATTGGTGAGCGAATCGTGGACCGGGTTACCGATGGTGGCCGCAACCGTCTGGCATTTGGCTGGGAAAGTTTCCGCGCTATCGCGTCAGGGGTTGTAGCATGACGCCTGTCTGGAAAAATGAAGATCTGGAAGGTGCGGTAATCGGCGCTATTTTTCTGCGTGGTGCCGACCCTGAGGTACTGGATATTCTCTCCAGAGTTCCGGCCAGCGCCTTCTCGGTACCACAGTATCGGGAAATCTACACCGGGATCTGCCGCCAGGCGCGAGGGACCGGTGTTATCGACCCGGTATTGCTCTGCGAAAGCATGCCAAAACACAGCGCAATCATTCTGGATTCAAGCCGTATCGCATGGGCGAAATCGGCGCTTGTTTCCTACGTTTTGACGCTGGAGCGTAATGCAGCTGTTCGCGATGCCGAAGCTGTAATTGAAAGGGCTCTGGCAGATCTGCGGAGTGCTCACAATGGTGATGCAGCTTTATCGGCATTCAGGGCCGCACAGAACAGCATTGCCGCAATTTCTCTCGAAGAAAAGACCGTTCAGCCAGTTCATATCGACGACATTCTTCCTGCTGTAGTGGACCGGGTTGATGCACGCAACCGCGGGCTCGAAGAAGCCAGGAGCCTCATGACGGGTATTGAAGAGCTTGATGAAAAGACTGGCGGCATTGAACCAACAGACCTTGTGTTTATCGCTGCGCGGCCGTCGATGGGGAAAACTGAGCTGGCTCTGGATATCATCGACAAAGTTTCAGAGCAGGGGCGTGGTGTCCTGTTCTTCAGCATGGAAATGCCAAATATACAGATCGGTGAACGCATGGTATCCGCTGCCGGGGGCATGTCAGTTTCACGCCTGAAAAAGGCTGCTGATTTCGAAGATGAAGACTGGGCCAGGCTGACAAACGGTGTAGAGCGCCTGACGGGTCGCAGCATCTGGATGGTAGATTCAACCGATTTGACAGTCGAGCAGATCCAGCAGATAGCTACGCGCCAGCAACTGGCGCATCCGGAAATAGCGCTGGTGGTTGTGGATTACCTGGCGCTCATCAAAATCGAAAGCTCTGCACGATATGACCTTGCCGTCGGTGAGGTGTCAAAAGGGCTAAAGCGCCTGGCTAAATCTAACAAAACGCCAGTTCTTGCTCTGAGCCAGCTTTCTCGTGGTGTTGAGTCGAGACCCAACAAACGGCCAATGAACTCAGACCTTAAAAACTCGGGTGAGATTGAGGCTGATGCTGATCTGATCATGATGCTATATCGCGATGAAGTTTATAACCCTGAGTCTCCAGCAAAAGGGATCGCGGAAATTAATTTGACCAAGCAGCGCAACGGTGAACTGGGCACGATTTACCGTCGTTTCTATAACGGGCATTTCCTTCCAATTGACCAGGAACTAGCTAAGCAGCGTTCGGCGCCACAGCAGAAAGCCCAGACCAGACGTTACTCAAAAGAAAGACATTCCAGCAATGCAGACTATTAACAACATCAAAGCAACGGGGGCAACCTTATGAAATTGGAAGCAGCACTTAAGCATTTTAGCCCTCAGGGAATGCATATCAGCGACGATGTAAAGGGAACCTCTCCGGATCGTCTCACGGGCACTGATGTTATGGCAGCGATTGGTACCACCAGCAGCCGTGCGCGCTT